TTTTAGATTGACCTCTAAGAATTTGAGTTAATTCTTCTAATTTAATATTAGATAATCTTAGTTTAGCTTTTCTTACAGCAGCAAACTTTTCTCGTTTATGAAAGCTAAGACGCCCACCACCGATGTTTGACCTAGTAGATATTACATCATATAGTATATGCTTATACATAGCGTCTTCTGCTAATTTAGGTACTTGCATTTCTGCATCAGTACCAAGACTATCACTTATATAATCTAAGATCACAGTTTTACCGCTAATGTTAGATGAAAAGTGTATTCTACCTAACCTATCGTCGATATAAAAACTACCGTTTATTTGAGCATGCTCAGGATGTAATCCATATCTTTCATTAGGATTAAGCCAATGCTGCTCGTATCTGTAGTCTTGTATAGAATCTTCTGACGGAACATTTGAGCTATAAGCATTCCATGTAGATGAGTTCATTTCGTTGCCTTCTGGAGACACTAAACTCATTCCGCCATTTGGCGTTTGTACAGACACTGAATCTACGGTAGTATTAACAAAAAGCTCGGTATATACACCAGAGTGCGTAGTCCATGGGGCGATAGATACAATAAGTGCGTATACTGTTGTATAATTACTTACGTCTACTGTTATTGCTTTTTCTCCAGTTTCACCAGAAGTCCAACTTTCAAAACCAATAAAATTGTCTGTAGATAAGTTAGGTGATTCAGGCACACCGTTGACACCAGTATTAGCTCCAATAATTTCCATGCTACCCGGCGAAGTGCTAATACCTATTCTCACTGTTGTGTTAGGCGTAGCGTACGAAACTCCACTCGCTGCGACTTGAGTGCCAGTTGCTGTAGAAGTTGCCGTGGCTAGTAGTGTAACTTGGTCAAAAGCAGATACATCTATTGGCTGCCAGCATGCTTGTGCTACACCAAATATAGGCTCCATAGTCGTTCCTTCGAAAACAGTTTTATACCTATGAGACGCGTTTCTAAAAGTTAAAGAACCATCTACTATTGAAACATTAGAAGTTCCAGTAGTATTAGCTATTGAAGTATTAACATATGCATCGGTAAACGACCAAGGACCTCCCGCTTCTAAAGTAGAGTCAAAACTAGCGTTTTGCAAAAGCTCTATAAAACCGCCACCAAAAGAATATTCGCCTCCCTCTTCTTGTTTTATTTGGAAGGGGTTTGACGTGTGTCTTGTGTGATATATGGGTCTTTTAATACCAGCGCTATCAGCCCACGATACTTTGGTGTAGTTAACATAGTCGTGAGGCAAGATCATTGTTAGACTTGGCGGCACATCGATTTGCTGAGACTTAAACGATTTAAATGTATCGAAAGAAAGTTCAGCCAAAGCTCTCTGCGCGTGAAAAGCGATATCAGCTCTTTTAGCTTTAGGTATCAACTTATCCTCACCAACGTACATAATTTGAAACTGGGTTATAATGTCATCTAACGAGACGAATTGATAATTACCGTAATCATTGCCTTGGTAATATTCTAAGTGTGTTGTATTATCTAATAAACCCATTTAATTATGCTTTTGCTTGTTGAATATTTTTAGACTCTTCTTGAGCGGCCACTTGAACCACATCCATACTCTTAGAACTAACACCAGCGTATTGAAGTATTTTTATGACTAGATTTTTTTCTTCAGAATCGTGTAGTTCAAAGTCGTTATAATCAGCCGCTGATGTATTTACAAGAGCCGCTTCGTTAACAACTAAGTACGCCCAGTTAGGAGTATAAGGCCGTCTTATATAGTCTATACGAGTTGTATCATACAAACCTTCAATGTTTGGAGAGCGATAGACAATACTACCTGCTCTGTAATATATAGGTCTATTTGCTGGAGGTCTTGTTAAAGCAGCGGATTCATACATATCGTATTCTTTCTTAGTAACCTCTTCGGCTGCGTAGAAAACTTGCGTTGCTGCGTCTCTATATCTTACACTTTCTAATCTATAGACCGCTGGATTTATTATGCTCAAGTCGGCATTAAAATCTGCTTCACGTATGCGAAATAAAGAGATCTTTTCTTCAATAATATCTCTAGCATCTGAACTTACTGTTTTATTACCAGGAATTCTAAGCATCTGGTTGAGGTCGTAAAAGTATTGCTCAAATATTTCGTTTTGAGCCTGGTTGGCGAATAAGTTAAACTCTTGCGGAGTTATATAACCTCTTTGTTCTTTATTAGCTATAGCTAATACTGTTTGATATACTCTATCTACACTTACTGCCATAATTCGTTTTTTATAGTTTAGTGACCACCCCGAAGGGTGGCCACCCAACTAAGTGATTATTATTTTAATCGTTTTTCTATATTTTTATAGATCTCCATACCCTCATCGGTCTTAAACCAATGCGCTAACGCGGAATATGGGTGTTCATCAAAAGGAACTGTCATTAGTTTTCTACCAGTTGATCCCCAGCTAAACGTGCGTTGATCTTGTGATAATTTAATGATACCGCTTTCTGTAGCCTTAATACCAAAGTTTCTAAGAACAACGTTTTCATCATTAACAAGTTCTAAAAATAAACCTGGTTCTGATTTAGCGTATATAAGTAAATCTCGCTTAAGTTCGCTAGAAGTCATAGTAGAAACTTTAGAGCCATACTCAACTCGCATAACTGCCTCTGCTGTTTCTATATCTAAATCTCTAGCAGCTATTAGCGCATCAACTTCTAATTCTAAAACATCCATTTGAGTTTCAGCAATAGCCTCAGGGACATATTCTGAAAAAAGCTTATTTCTGTGAGGATGGTATAAAGAAAGTAGTTTTTGTAAAACAACTTTTTCTTTAGGAACCAATAATGTTCCACCTCTAAAAATAACGTGCTCCATTCTTTGATCTCCAACCATTTCATCAACAAAACAAGTTTTTTGATTTTCACAGTATTTTAACTCTCTTTCGTAACCTTTTTCTTCATCAAAGTGATAAATGTTTGCGGTTTTAATCGAGTAAGATAATGGTTTCAAACGGTTCCTTAAAAAATATGTTCTATTTTTTATTTCCCAGCCGTCATCTGCTTTTTTGAAAGTTGGTTCTTTTCTAGTTTTAACTGGAGCCTCCACAACTGGAGCTTCCACAACTGGAGTTTCGTCTATATAAGGTTCTTCAACCTCTGTTTTTTTTGTTTGCTTTTTAGCCATAATATAATATAATAAAAAATTAATATAAAACTACCCCACCCGAAGGTGAGGTAGTTTCGTCAAATATAGTTTACTTCATCAACATGAAGTTATTAGCACCTTGAGTAACTAGACAACGCTCAGATAGCATATGGATTTCCATAGCATCAAGAGCAGATGTAGCAGCACCCACTGAACCAGTAACCCAAGTCTTCATACGACGGTTATCAGTAGCAGAAGCTCTGTAACGTACGTGTAAGAATGGACGTCTTAGGTTCTTACCTAAATTCTGATCGTATACTGTTGATGTACCAGCTGGAACAATAACTCCACGGATAGCATTAACTGAATCTTTCGCGTTAATTCCACCACGAGTTGCCTTGTCGTTTAAGTAACGGAAGTCAGACTTATAAAAGTCGTAAGATCCACGACGGAAACCAGAGAATCCTAAGTTAAGCGCCATATCTTCAGAGTTATCAAATACTCCGTAAGAAGTACCACCAGCACCGTAAGAATTCATAGACGCAAGCATATCGTCAATAGCTAAGCTAGTTGAACGGTTAACAAACATCATGTTCTCCTCAATAGCGCCTTGGTTATCAAACTCAGCAAGGATAGCGTCAAACTCAGCAAGGTCAGTAGCAGCATTCACACCAGTTACACCAGTAGTAACGTTACCGCGATCCTCGATTGCGTCGAATAAACCTTGAGTACCCCAGTTTCCAGACGCAGCTGTGTCTGTACCGCCTAGGTAGTTATCAACCTCAGAGTTAGCGTTAACCACCTTCTTTGATTCTAACATTGCCATTTCTAGCTGATCAGTAAATCTCATACGAGTTTCAGACTCAGCCTTTAGATACCATAGGTAACCTGACTGTCCGTCTTCTTGAGAGATCTCAACCCAACCAACACGAGATGCATCAGATCCAGATACTGCGTAGTAATCCTTCATGATGATAGGTTTGTTGCTGTAAGACTTGAACTGAGGTTCATTTGAATGACGGTGGTTTACTTGATCTGTTGTTCTGTTATGAATGTTAACAGTAGACAGAACGTCAGGCGTGTAAGACATGCCTTTACCGTACTCAGAACCTACAACTAGAACAGTTACCGCATCAGTACCAAAACCAATACCTGCTAGTGTTCCTGCAGTAGTAACAGAGTCATAAGGTTGAACATCAATATCGTCTTCACTAACACCAGTAACGATACACATTGCTGTTAAAGAAGAACTAGCTACTAAAAGTAGATCGTTAGTTCTAATACCGTGATCAGGTGCACTTGTGCCCACAGCATTGTTGTCAATGTCGTGAGTGATAGTAATCATACCACCTACACTAGTTGGAGTTGCACCAGCTGTTGCGCTTGCGATAGTTCCAATGTAAGATAGGTGTAATCTTCCTTGCTCAGACCATACAACTTGATCAGCTGTCATAGCCTCTTCCGCACTAACTTGAGATAAAAATCCTGAGATTGTTCTATTTCCAAAAACCTCAGCCTCTTTTTCGATCAAGTCTGGTACGTATTGTTGCGCCCAGTCCGTAGACCCTGACGCTAAATCTAGATAATTTGAAGCAAACGTCTGCCTCGTTGGAGACGGAACTTTGTTTAAATTATCACCTGCATTAATTGCCATTTTTTCTTAATTTTAAGTGTTATTTTTTATTTTTCATTTTGAACTTAAAAGAATCAGAATCATCACCTAGTACTCTAACTTTTAGACCTCCTGCACTAACTTCACTTTGAGCCGATCTTGGACTCATGTCAATGTTTTTAGATTTCTTTACGCTTTCTTTTATAGCGTCAGCTTTACCTTGTTCGTAAAAGTGTTGAGCGATAGTATCGGGATTCATTGCTGTATACAAGCCTTTATGATAACCTTTAGCGTCTTTCATCGTATTGTCATTATTTAGAAACTTTCTAATAAAATTATTGATGTCGCTTTGGCTCTTCTTAACTTGATCAGTGTCCTTAACATTAAATCTAAACTTCTTGTCTCCGACATTATATTCAAAACCTTTGAACTTGTCATTGAAAACCTCGTTAGTTTTTTGATTAAATCTAGTTTTCTGGAACTCAGATACCTTTTTGGTTTGCTCCGATTCTTTATTGTATCGATTGAAGAAATCAATTGCCTTCTGCTGCTCTTTAGTAAGCTTGCTCCCGGCTTTGATATCTTCGTAGTATTTAGACTTTTGCCCGTCTAAATAGGTCTTGGCCTCGGCAACTTGCTCTTTGAGCGCCAATTTTTTGCGTTTAATATTTCTTTCATCATCTATGTCTTCATCATATGAAAACCTATCGTCTATAAGAAAATCGATTTCATCAGAAGATAGATGAGGTTTAGTTTTTTCGTAGTACTCCTTTAGCACTTGCTGATCATTTAACCCGCTAGTGTCTCTGTTTAGTTTTACGTAATCTTCAAGACTACCACCAGTTTCTTCCATAAAGTCCACTAACTTCTGAATGTTTTCAGGTTGTGGTTTTCCAGTAGCCTCTGATTCATCAAGAGCATCCATAACCTCTTCTTTAGTTACGGTGTCTTCGTCAGTAATTTCTTCTAGTACTGGTGTTTCTTCCTGTGCTTCTCCTTCCGATTGTACTTCGTTTTCACTTTGTGTGGACTCGGCGTCTTCATCGCTTCCAGCCACTCCTGAGTCGTCAGTGTTACTTTCTTCAGTTTCATTGGTTGGTGGTTTACTTAAATCTACTTTGATAACGCTGTCGTCATCTTTACTGTCAAATTTTTCTAAATCAAGTTCAGGTTGCTCTTCAGCAACTTCTTCAACTTGCGGTGTTTCGTTTTCAATCTCGTTGATTGACTCTTCAAGATCTGTTTGATTGTTTTCCATAATATATAATATAAATTGTTATTTAGGTCCAAAAGCTTCTAATCCAAATCCACTTCCAATAGTATCATTACCTGCAGATTCAAAGTTTTTAGGCTTTCCACCCGCTTTTCTTTGCTCTATAAGTTCACTTTGTTGTGAAGCTTGTATTTTAGTTCTTTTATCTTTTCTATCTTCTTTTTGCTTTTCTCTATCGGCAAGACCAGAAGTCTCCATATTTTTTAGTTGCATGTTGTATTGGAACTCAAGCGCCATTAGCTCTTTTTTAGCAGCCATTTCCATTTGCAGTTTCTGACCTTCTATCTGGCCCTTCATTTGCTCAATTTGCATTTGTGATTGAGTTAAAGCTTGATTTTTCTGTAATTCAACTTGAGCTGCTTGTTGCGCTGCCTGCGCGTTAGCTTGAGTCTGAGCTTGAATATTTTCCATTTGTTGCTTACGATCCTGAGCCATTTTCTTTTTTCTACGGATCTTTAGCAGTTGATTAGCTAGCTTTATACTCTTAATCTCTCTTAGGTCTATAGCATCTTCTAAGTCTATATTCTGTTGTTGAAGAGCCATTTGTATATTTTGCTCTAATACAGCTTTTTCTTCTTCATCAGGGGATAACTCAATAAATATACCAAAGTCGTATAAGTATAGTTCTTTAAGTTCTTCTAGCGTTCCAACATTATGAGCGCCAATAGCCTGTATAAACGCATCTTTAGTTGGTGAATACTCTAATATATCAGATATCCTAAGAGATAGTTTTTCTGCAGTTTCAGACGTTATTAGTAATCCTGCTTGTAATATATGACGCGTGGCGGTATTAGAGTTTGCCGCAGCTAGCTTTTGAACGCCTACTAAAGTATTCGAGTCAGGCATACTACCATCTCGAGCCTCATTAAGACCCGTTACATCACGGATCATCTGTAAGTAGTAGTTATAAGTTTGTATTAAAGACTGCAACTTAGCACCTTTAGCACTTGATTGTATTTCTTGAATAGGTACTTTACCGGGATTCATATCACCTTCTGATGTAAAGCTTCTACCAATTACACTACCAGTTTGGAAAAACATATTAAGCGCTTCCTGTGGATTATAATTAGTGCCATTACCTAAATCTATTTCAGCAAGACCATCAGCGTCAAGATATACACCATCTGGTACCATCTTAGCCATGACTTGCTGTAACTTCAAGTGTGTTAATTGAATCATATCAGCAAATCCTGTGATTCTGCCAACAAGAGATTCTATACGACCATCATACATTCTAGGCGCTACTATACTATAGTTCATCTTAACTTTGTTAAAGTCGCTTTTACTGCGAACCATATTTTTGGCTAACTCCCACTTTAAAAGCTTGTTGCATCCAAGAGCCATTACTCCATCATATAGTACCTCTAGCTTTTTAGCTTCTTTAGTATAATCTCCATCTTTATTTTTTGGAGGATTAAATGCGTCAGTCTTTCTAATTGCTTTTTCGCCTCCAGAACTTGTTTTCTTAATCTTATGTACTTCGCTATTATATGTTTTATAATTAAAGTATAATACAGTGACTATATTATCGTCGTTAGAACGTCTATTTTTACCGTATCTATATGTATTATTTGCGTAGTTTTTTGAAATAATTTCATCAATTTCAGATTCTGTTAATGTAGGAAACTCTCTAATAAGTTCATTTATAGGCATAGATTTAACTTCACCTACATAGTACACATCATCAAAATAAGGAGAGTCAGTGTGAGAGTATACTAAATCCGCAGGATCTACATACGAAACAACAGCGCCTTCACTTTGATTAAACTCAGTTTTTGTAGCGCCTATACCTATTGTCGCTAAATCGTAGTAAAATCTTTTTTGTACTAATTCATAGTTATTGCCATCTAACACTGTTTTAAGAGCCTGTTCTTCCGCCAACTCTACCGCTTGCTTGTAGCTCAACTGCATATGAAGGTCAAGTTCTTCTCTTGACGTTGGTAGATCCTCATCTGTTATTTGAGTTTCTTTTGTATTCATACCAACAGTATTCATAGTAAAGTCGTTAAATTCTCTCAACTCCATGTCAGATAGAACACTCTCCATATACTTGCTTCTTTTCGCCGCGCCAAATGGATCTTGGGAATATGCCTTTATATCATATAGTCTTTCTGTTATACCGTTTACCACAATATCGACAAACTTTGGTATAATGGGTACTGGCGTCCAGTCTAAGTTAAGATAAGACAAATCACCGTTAATCGATAATTCATCTTTGTATTTTTGTATTGATTGCTCTCCTCTAGCATACAACCTTAGCTTGTGGTAATTGTTGTTATTACTTCTATATCTATTTATACCAGATTCTTGGTTAAACCACTCGGCATCAATTGCTTCTGCAACTTTTTTACCGTAAGCCATAGAATTTTTTTCTTCGTCGCTAACGTTTTGCTTTGGAAAATTAACATGTACTGACTCAGCCATATTTTACTTTATTATTTTAGAATTAAATCCTTTGTTATTATAGGTGGATATGTGTAGGTCTAGTGGTTTTCTTTCTACCTTTGCATTGGGCGCATATAAGTGCCTATTGCAAGCCATAATAGCTAAACCAGAACTTATAGAGGCATCATGCTTAGTTCTTTTGTTAATATCAAATTTAGCCCAGTCGTTAAGTAGATCATTAAAATATACTGTACCGTAATTACCATCTCCTAAATGACCCACATAATTCTGTATATACATTTCTATAGCAGCCGCGTGAGCTTGTTTGATATCTTCACTTGAGTTAGGTATACCACCAATTTCTTTTTCAGCAGTTGATAACTTATTCCAAGTTTTATCTGGTCTGTTCATACTGTATCCTCTATAACCTCTACGGCGCAAGTAATATAGTAATCTAGGTTTATTGTTCTCTGCAAGCAATGGCATACCATAAAATACGAGCGCCATTAAAACGTCTTCAAAAAACATTTCTGCGGTTTGCGGTCTAGCTATATATTCTAAAAAAAACGAGCTTGCAGGCGCGTCTTCCATAGAAAATTTTGTTAGTCCGTGTAATGAGCCTTTCGAACCGCGACCGTCAACAGTACCACTAATGTCGTAACTATCACACCCAAAAGCTCCCACGTGATCGTTGGCAGGGTATTTAATTCCATTTTTTACAATTTGTTTATTTTGCAAGTTAGCTGGAGGTACCCAACTTACTTTGAATCTACCCGTAGGATCGGGGCTAAAAACAACTTGCGTATCTTTAACTCCATTAACCCATCCAAAACTTCCCACAGTAAAGGGAGCATTATGTCTACTGCCTTCATTGTAATCTATTTGTTCGTATATCTTAATTAAGTTAAATATACTATTTTTAGTTTCATCTCTAAAAGCATGTTCTTCAGTGCGCGGAAACTGGCGGTAAAATTCATTTAAAGCGTCTTGATCATCTTTTAAACCGTCTGCTTCGTTTTCCCAATGTGTAACAACACCTACATCTATTAATTCACTGTCTGGTCCCAGTCGTTTTGCATCACCTGGATTATCAAAGACTGGAAGTCCGTACTCGTCAATAAATCCTTCATAGTTCCATTCCATTGGGATAAAGAGAGAATAAAGCCCAGACTTCGTTTGTCCATTAGCATTTCGTCGTGATACGTCAGAATCATAGAATAGTTTTTTAAAGTTATCACCACCTTTGTCAAGAGCATTACTGGTACTACCCATCATGCACTTACCAACGATTCTACTACCTAACCTTAAACAGGTTTTAGTAACTCGCCAGTTGTTTAATATGTTATCAGGTCTTTCCCACTTACCACTCTCATCGTGCACTAGCAAGTTTAGCTTTTCACCGTCATAGCTATTATCACCAGTATTCTTCCAGTCAATAGTAGTGTCAAGACCCGCTATCTCCTCAAGTTGTTCGTTTACCTGTATTTTCTTACGAGTAAACTTACTAGCTGGAACTCTATACGCAAGTTCGGATTTTGGACGATCCATACCATCTTGTATAGGTTTAAAAAAGAATGGGTAGTTTATTGATATAGGTACAACTTTATCAGTAAACATCTTCTTCGCATCGGCACCAGACTTAGAGAGTATCCCATATCTACTATCACTTGATATAGTGGCTAAGTTAACTGTTTCAGCTGATGACATAAACGAGAAACCTGAACGACGGTTTTTAAGGTAGCACATCCCATAGCATCTCTTATCAGCTTTGCAGGCTTCCCAGAATATAAAGAATAGTCTGTTCGCCTCTCTAAAGTCTGGAGCTCCAACGTCAATTTTGCTCCATTGTAGGTACATATAATGCGTACCTGTTATATATGTTGGTACGCCATTGTTAGTAAACCAAAATCCTTCTTCTCTGCGTTTAAATTCTTCGTCAATATAATCGTACCACTTTTCTTTTTGCTCTTCTGGATAATTCCTCCAGTCGAATATATTCTTAATACGAGCTAGTTCTTTAGGATACTCTGCTTTAACCCATTTGTTTTTCTCGTGCTTAAATACGTTTTTATTGGGTTTAGGTAAAGCTATCTTAAAGCCTTGTATATCATAAATATCGCCTATAACTCCGTTATGCGAAAGAACTACTAGATCGTGTTCTTTGTTATAACCGTACTTCCACTTCTTACCTCTGTTAAGTCTAGTAAGAGTAGTTTTCTTTATAGGTTCAACTATCTTATATAAAGTCTGTTCGTACATTATTTAGATCTACCCTCAGCAAAACCCTTAAATACTCTCTCTTTCTTTTCTTCAGGTGCTTTACCTTCTAAAAGATTTTCTTCTTCTTGGATTCTGTTTAATATCTCAAAGGCGTCGAAGATCGCAAGCTTTTTTGTAGCAGCGGCATTCTTGAGTCTATCAGCTGATATATCATCATCTGAATCAACAATAGCTTCTTTAGCTACTTTGATTAATTCCTCAACCGCTCTGTGCCCAGCTTGGATTATATTCTTCTTCGTCTCCTTGATATTCATATTTAATTGTAATAAATTGAGATGGTA